TGAACGACCAGGAGTTCGCCCGCCAGGGCCGGGGCTACTACTTCCTCATGGGCAGCATCAACGAGCCGACCAGGCAGGCTGCCAAGGGCAAGGGGTACAGCCACGACTTCGCCATGGACGACGAGCGCGGCCAGCACCCCATCACCCTGCGCCCCGGCGAGACGATCGACCCGATGCCGGCCTACCACCCCATGGAAGACACGATTTCAGCGAACTACCGGGACGTTCAGACGGCACTTTTCGCCGCCATCCAGGCCCAGATCAACAGGTACGTCTGATGCTCATTTCACCGGAAAAGCACATCTATCTGCGGCTGATCTCGACCCCCGGCGTGGCCCGCTACGTCGGCTTCCAGGTCTACCCGATCGCCGTTCCGAAGACCGGCGCCGCCCTGCCGTTCATCGTTTACAAGCGGCAGAACATCGCCCGCGAGTCATCGCTCGGAGGCCCTACGTTCCTGCCGATGCTCAGTCTCCAGATCGCCTGCTGGGCGCTGTCCTACGACACCGTCAGGTCGCTGGCCGACGAGGTTCGTCTAGCTCTGGATGGACACACCGGCACGCTGGCGAATGCTACTATAGAAGATATGAGGCTGACGTCGGAAACCGACGACTTCCTCGACCCCACGGTGGCCGGGGCGCAACTGCCTCCGGCCTACGAGGTGCGGCAACTGTACCAGATCATGTGGCAGGAATCGGCCACATAGTAACCGCGTAAGGAGACGCCTTAGATGGCTATTTCGGCACAGGGACTCACGTTCTCGTTCGGTGGCTCGGTAATCACCGTCACCTCGGTACAAGTCAATGACTCGCAGGATCTCCTTGACGCGACCCATCTGGGCATCGCCCCGAACGGCAAGCGCGAGTTCGTCGGCGGGTTCGCGACCGACCGTGAGGTGCAGATCGACTACATCTCAAGCACTATTCTCACTGCGGGAACCTCTGGCGCGATGTCGATCACTGGCCCCCTGTCGTTCTCCGGGAACGCGACGATGTCGGCGGCTTCAATCGGCGGTTCCGTTGGCGACTTCATTCGGGGGTCGGCCACGTTTCGGCTCGCCTGACGCCTTCGTGACGGGAGGCTTCAGTGGCGATCTCGTCGCAGGGTACGACGTTTTCATTCAGCGGCTTCACCGCCCTGATCACCTCGATCTCCATCGAGGAGGGTCAGGGCGAAGTCGTCGATATGACGACGATCGCGGAACCAGCCGCCTACAAGCGCATCGTATCGACAGGGGCGATTCTATCGCCCGCAAAAGTGTCGATCGAGTACTTGCGTTCCCTCTCATCGCCGCCCCCGCTGACGATGTCCGGCGCCAGTGGGGTTTTGGTCATCGTCCACGGGTCAATGTCCGTTTCAAAGCAGGCCGTCGTGGAGTCTTCGTCGCATGATCTTGCGGCCGGGGACATGGTTAGGGGCCGCATGACTTTCGTACTCAATCAAACACCATGACGCGGATGGACGCCGCATAGACAAATTGGAGAAGACCAGTGGCAAAAGACCTCCGCAGTCGCATCCTCGCAGCCAACGACATCAAGGTCGAGAAGATCGCCATCCCCGAGTGGGGCGGCGACTACTACGTCAAGATCATCTCCGGCACCGAGCGTGACGCCTTCGAGGAAGGCTACGCCGAGCAGAAGATGAAGGCGTTTCGCGTTCGGTTCCTCGTCCTCGCATTGTGCGACGAGAACGGCGAGCGGATCTTCAAGGACGAGGACGTCGTTGAACTGGGCAAGAAGTCGAGCGTCGTGATCAACCGCGTCTTTGAGGAGGCGTGGAAGGTCAACGCCTTCACGCAGGAGGCGGTGGACGCGCTGGGAAAAGACTGACGGCACGGCCGGAACGCCTGTTCTACATGCGCCTGGCCCTCTGCCTCGGGATGTCCGTCAAGCGGTTGTTGAAGGAGGTCGATAGCGAGGAGATCGCGGAGTGGTATGCGTTCGATCAGCGGTATCCGCTGCCTGACCATTGGCAACAGACCGCGAGAATCTGCCGCATCATCATGTGCGCCTCCGGCCACTACAAGAAGAAGGACATCCCGGAAGAGTCGGCGTTCATGCCGCGGGCCGTCAAGCCCGAGCAGACGCAGGAGCAGATGTTCGCGGAGCTCATGAAGTTGAAGACGTAGGGAAGCGGCGATGGCGAAGTCATACCTCGGCAAAATCTCGGCGCTGGTCACGGCCAATACGTCCGACTTCAACCGGAAGTTGGACGAGTCGGCCCAGCGGACGAGGTCTTTCGCCGCCTCCGTCAAGTCGCAGATCAACGCCGCCGAGCGTGCAGCCTCGAAGTCACTGGACGGCATCTATACGTCGCTCCAGAAGGTCGAGCGGGCGCTTTCGGCGGCGGGTGGCCGGCGGCTCTCGCTGATCGACGAGCGCGAGGCCAACAGGGTTCGGCAACTCGCGTCGGCGGCCGAGGAGGTATACCGGCCGCTGGAGCGAGCCGCCAAGGCCAGCGAGAAACTGGGGGCCGACGTCAGGGCGAACTTCCAGCCGGCCCTGATCGCCGCCCAGAAGAGTGCGGAAGCTCTAAATCGTGCCATCGAGTCTGGGGGCGCGGTTGGCGCAGCTTCCTACGGTCGAGTTCGGCGGCAAGTCGAACTGACGGCCGAGGCAATCGACCGCCTATCGGAGGCCCAGGCATCTCTTGGCGGCCTCGCCACTGGGAGAGAACTCCGGTTCCAGAGCCCCGGCCTCGTGGCTGCCCTTGACGACGCCCGCCGCGAGCAGGAGCGTGCCGCCCGCATCGACCCTCGCCGAGCCCAGCAGCTTGGCCTAGGCGCGATTCAAGGACGGCAGTTCATCGCGGCCCAGCGAGCCGAAGATGCCAACGCACTGGTCGAGGACGCGAGACTCAACGTCGCCCGCCGGCCCGACTCGGTTCGGTTTCAGCAGGATCTTGAGGCCGCCGTGCAGTTGGCCCGCGAGGCTGACGCCGCGCTCGAGACGGTGACCGACGAACTGCGGCAGCAAGTCAACCTTGAGGAGCGGCTGGTCGATTCAAGGGAGCGTGAAGCGCAAGCGACGGCGAGAGTTGTCGAACTGCTAAACAAGGCGTCCGCCATTGAGCGAGATAGACGCAGTGGCTCGCTTGCCAGGCAGAACGCTAATGACTTTGAAGACGCCACGGCTGGCCTTCTTGAACCCCCAAAATCATCACCAAGATCAAGCGGCGACCTATTCGCCAGAGAACAAAAAACAGTCCAGACGGAACTCGCCAGGACAGAGAGCCTTCGGTCGCAGTTCTTTGCATTGCCCGCTGATGTCCAGCGATCTCTTGAAGATGAACGGCGAGCCATCAATAACATCGCAAACGCTGCACGGGACGGCGCGGCCGGACTCGGTGTGCTGGAGCTTGCCAACAACAAGATGGCGGCTGCGATTGATCAAGCTAATCAGCGGCTCAACGAGCAGAAAATCGAAGAAAAATCGTTTATCCCAGTCGGCGACCTTGAACGATCTGGAAAAGAACTCAAGCGAATTGAAGATCAACTTCGTGCCGTCAGCGCAGCATCAAAGTTCGGAACGCCGCTCTCCGAGATATTTGAAAGCGCGAAGATTGATTCATTTAGGTCAAAACTAAGCCTCTTGCAGCAGACCCTTGTTGCGAGCGGCAATGTGAGCGGGCCTGCCGCCGACAGAGTCAACGAATACGCACAAGCCCTTGAGCGGGCTGCGAAAGTTAAGGGTGGCATTTCTGCGGCAGCAAGTGAGCTCGCAAAAGTCGAGAGCGCCGCCATAAAGGCAGTTGCTGCTGTCACTGGAATATCGCCGAAGAGGATTACTGAACGACTCCAGCGTGTCGGAGATGTTGGCCGCGGTTCGTTCGGCAACCTCGGGCTAGGGGTCCAGCAGGCGGTTTTTGCCTTTGAAGACTTCTTCTCCGTAACAGGCGGCCTTGATCAGAGAATCCGCGCTGCTGGCAACAACATCTCACAGCTTGGATTCATTCTCGGCGGGACCACTGGTCTTATTGCGGGCGTATCTGCTGCAATCACAGGCCAGGTTATTGCCGCGCTTATTCGCTGGAGCAGCGCTGGCGTAGGGACCGAGGACACGGTGAAGTCTCTCAACGACTCACTGTCACGCCAAAAGTCACTTGTCGAGAGCCTTGCGGACTCATTTTCGTCGCTTGCAACCGAGATCGGCCGCATCGGATTGTCAAAGCAAGGCGCCGAGGCTGCTCAGTTTTCTCGTCAGATTGATGAGATACGAAAGAAGCAGAGTGAGTTCAACACGGAGCAGGTTGCAGTCCTTGACCCAGAGGTGCAACGCCAGCGCGGAATCGTGTCCGCTCGAGAGCGTGAACTGAGCGCCGCCGTTGACCCAGGAGAGCGAATTCGACTCACCCAAGAAATCAGCGATGCCAGGCAGCGGCAGCGCGAGCGAGTCGCAGAGTTGCAGGCGGCACCTGCAATCACTTCGCAGCAGGCGATTAGGCGTGCAGCAGAGGCACAGTTTGCGGCAGACGTCGAAGCCGGACGCGACGAGGAGGCCGCGAGGCGACGGCGTGACGCCGCGATCGAGGAGGGCAACGCAAGACTTCAAGGTCGCGATCAGTCATTTCAGATTCTCATTGCAAGGTCGCGCATTCGGGCCGAGCAAGACCGGCTGCGAGACGAAATCAATCAGAACACAACCTTTTTTGGAGAAAGTGATGCCAACATTGAGCGAAGGAGAAGGCTTGCTGATCTTGAGCAGGCTGCTATTTCGCTTGAGTCGGGGGCCACGAAGGCTGCCAATTCACTTGAGATAGAGGTCGTGAAGGCATCGCAGTCTGCCGCGCGAAGCATTGGAGTTGCGCAGGACAAGGTCGCGAAGGCCATTGAGTCTGGGGTGTCAGGCGCCACGGGCCTTCAAGTTGAACTGGACGCCCTGGCTGAGTCACTTCAGAAAGCACAGGGCGACCTGGCAGACGCCCAGAAGGCCGCCAGGGAGTCAGGAAGGGGCGGAAATCTTGGTGCTGCTGAGTCTGCCAGAGAAGAGGTTCAGCGCATTCAAGAAACCATCAACATGCGCCAGGAAGAAGTGGCTGCCATCGACGCAGCGCGTCGGTCTTTTGAGGCATTCTCTGGGGTTATTGAAAGAATCGTTCGTGCCGCCGACCAGACCGTCAGCGCAGCCGAGTCTGAGCTCCAGCGCGCGGAGAGGGATCAGGCCGTGAGGCCAAGCCCCGCCACCGACCGCGAGCTTGCCCAGGCCCGGAGAGATGCGGAGGCCGCCCGGAAACAGAGGGCGGCAGTGGAGGCCGAGGCAGCGCAGGCTTCCGAGAGGCAGAGAAACGATCCAGAATCTCAGCGAAGGCAGCGGAGGATAGCTGAAATCGACCAGCAGCTTGGCACTGCTGGCGTATTGGCAGCGGGGCAGCGCGAAGCCATGATCGCGGAGCGAGAGCGTCTTCGCGAAGACGAAAGCCGCAGGATAGACCCTGGCCTTGAGGCCGCAAGACGCCGAGAGCAGGAGTTCTCGGCGCGCCAAGAGTCGGCTCGCCGCGGGCGGGAACTTGAGGCGTCACAACCCGAGAGGGAGGGACGAGAGCTTGCCCAGAAACTTAGCGACCTGACCAATGCGTTCAAGGCACGCCCGCCCGGGGAGAGGGATGCCCAGTCCCTCCAGTCTGATCAGCGCCGCATCGTGGACGAGTCACTCCGATCAGTCGCCCCAGCCGTCTTTGCTTTGTCTGATCAAGTCCAGAACGCCGTCCTTCAAGGCCCGTCTCGGGCGGCCCTCCAAGCCAGCGACGTCACGACCGCACAGGGCGCTGCGGAACTCAACCGGCTCCTGCGGGGCGACGACTCGGCAAGAAACCTTGACCTCGTCGAACTCCAGAAGCAGACAAGCAGTCTGCAAGAACTCGTCAGCCTGGCTCGGCAGTCAGGCGCGCCGCCAGGCATCTTGAATTTGTAAGGAGCGAATTTTGTCTGACATTTCCTATTCCATATCCGTCCGGGTGTCTAAGGACAACTTGGACAACGTCGTCAACGTGAGTGGCGTAACTGCGAGCATGAGCCTTACCGGGCTCAGAAGCGACACATACACGCTATCGTCGAACGCCTCAAGCATCAGCACGGCCAACCTTGGGGCCGTCGGGTTGTCCTACATGCGCAACCTGTCGACACACACCGCATCGACGGCATCTGTAGGGGTCAATAGTGGAGGATCGTACATCCCGTTCGCTTCCCTTCGGGCAGGAGAGGCGGCGGTTCTTAGGCTGGCGAGCGGATCGTCCTACGAGGCAAAAGGCACGACAGGCACGCGACTCAGGGTTGACATTACGGAGGGCTAGTCTGTGCCGATTCAAAAATCAGAAATAGCGTCCGGCGCGCAGTTCACGAGATCGTCCGAGGAGGGGTCGGTATCCGACTCTCAGTCGAGGACGTTCCGCCTCGTTCTGGGCACGCCTGGCGAGTACGTTGATTTTCAAGACGAGTGCGGAATTGCCATTGGCGACCCACACCCAGCCAACACAGATATTTTCTGCCAGTCATTTGAGGCACGATTTGACGGCGACAGCAGAATGGTGCTGCTGGTCACGTTTAACTATGGCACCAAGGCATCGTCTGCTGGCAGCGGTGGCGATGCTGCTGGAAGCGCTTCGGCCCCTGACATCCGCCCCGCCAATTGGACGACCGGAGTGGCGACATACGAGTCACCCGTCAGGTCATGGCAGATGGTCTACAAAAGCGGGGTGGCCGGCGGGAGCGGCCCGGCCGTAAATCCAGTCGGCGATATGTATGACGGCATTGTCCGTCTCGAGCCAATCGTCACAATTTCCGTCACGCAACCGCAGAGCGTCGACCCTCTCGCGAACATCGACGCCGTCGGCTGCATTAATAAGTTGCCGATCAAGATCGGGAAAAAGACTCTGCCGACGTGTACCGTGATGCTGAGATCAATCCAGTCGCAGCCGACCGTGGAGGCATGGGGGAAAAGGATTTTCAGGGGCTGGTCAGCGACCTATGAGTTCCTCTACAAGCTCAACCCCACCGAGATATCGGCAGTAGACTTTGACTCCAGCGTGTCAACTGAAACGCAAGACATTGGATGGGACGTCGCCGTCCCCGTGTCCGGCTTCAACGTCAAGGCGTTTGAGCCTAACGTGAACCCCGTTGGCGAATGGGCGAATGTGGACCCATACGGACAGCCGCTCAAGCACAAGAACGGAACGATTGTCTTCCCTCTTGAAAAGATGGACGGAGTCGCAGTCGGAGACAAGGTTCGGGCAATGATCCGCATATTTGATTACGAAAACGGAGGCGCGACTCAGGCGCCATCAGCGCAGCCAATCCCGCTGACGCTTGACGGTTACCCGCGAAAGGAAGACGCCGACCCAAAAGTTCTTGTACGTCGATATAGGATCTACAAAGAATACGACTTCAACAAACTTGGCTTGAGGCTGTTCTGATGGCGCGACGTCGAGAGAGGTACCTGGTCGGCCCCGGGCTCGCCAACAAACTGAAGGGCATAGTTTCTCGTTTCGACGACGCGACACTGGGGAGCGGGTCGTCTGCGTCGATCCCTGTACGGCTCCAGGACATGGGAGGGCCGAGGGGGTCCAACATTCGGCTATGCCGAACAGACGGCGCTTTCAACAAGGGCTCCGTAACTACGCTGAAGTTTTTTGGGGCTGGCGAGCCGCCAAATGAAACGCAGACGGGGATTGTTGAGAATGTTGTCAACAAGTTCGCAAACATCGGAGCCAATAAGTGGGTCGCGGTCGCCCATGCCTCTAATGGTTACTGGTATGTGATAGCGGCCGAGTGCTGAAAAGAATGTATCCGGAGCGGTGCCTATGCTTATGCCGAAGTGCCCCTGCTGCCCAGAATGCCGCTGGTGCGAGAATTCGTGCGACTTGATTGTTGAAAACACAATCCCGGGCATTGGCGCGCTTGTGACCCGTGAAGAAAACCCGTATGTCAACGAGGGGAGATTCCCTTACCCACACGTCGCGTCCGCTGGGCCATCTGCGTGCAACATCATCGATGAATTCTTCGATGAAGCGTCACGGCATGACACAAACTTCCCAGTCGAGTCCCCTCCACATGTCCCATTCCCTTACCAA